TAGTTGCCTGTTTAACTGAACTAATGTCACAGGTCAAATTCAAATAATGTATGAACTTAAAGACTATCTAAACTCCATAAACTTCACTAAAAAGAACTTAATGAAGTCCGAAGATAAAGAATGGATTAGAAAGTATCCTGCATTTATAATCAATAAAATATTGTCTGGTTTTTCAGATACCATAATGCTTGTTAATGAAGTGAATCGTAATCACTTTCTAGATAAGGATATGCAATATCAATTTCTACTAAATAGTATTAGATCAAAGAAAAGGTTTAGTCCTTTTCTAAGAGCTGATAAATTGAGAGATATTGAGTGTGTAAAAGAGTTTTATGGATATAGTAATGAAAAAGCAAAGTCCGCTCTTGATATACTCACCAGTGATCAATTGAAATTGATTAAAGAGAAATTATATAAAGGTGGGACAAAATGAATGAATTAAATAATACCTGGCATCCTGAAAAGATGTTAGAGGTTCAATTAAAAGAACCAGATGACTTTTTAAAAGTTAGAGAAACCTTAACTCGAATAGGAGTGGCTTCAAGAAAAGATAAAAAGTTATTTCAATCTTGCCACATATTACACAAACAAGGAAGATATTTCATAGTACATTTTAAAGAACTATTTGCTTTAGATGGTAAGACAGCAAGTTTTTCTGAAAATGATGCTGAGAGAAGAAACACAATTACACAACTATTAAGTGATTGGGGATTAATTGCTATATTAAACAAAGAAATCGCTGAGAAGAAAGCACCTCTATCACAAATTAAAGTTTTAAGTTTTAAAGAAAAGAGTGAGTGGGACCTTCAAGCAAAATATAATATAGGTAAAAAAATAGAAAATGAAGGCACCGAAGTTTAAAGATTTTATAACAGAAGCTAAAACTGAAAAGTATAAGTTACTGATTATAACAGATGAACCAGAAAAGGCAAAAACTTTTCATACTGCTAATAGACTACAAGAAGAAGCAAAAAAATTAGAATGGAAAAGTTATCTTTATCGTCTTACTGGTGGTTACACATCATTCGAAGATGGTATTTTAAGATTGCACAATAAAGAAGACGAGAAAGGTTTTGAAGTTTCTCGTAACGATACAGTTGCAATCATAAGAGGATCAGTTGTAAGAAAAGATAGTTGGTTAGATATTATTTCTACTTTAGAAAAACATAGTATATGTGTAGTCAATAGCAGACAGACCATCAACGTATGTGCTGATAAGTATAGAACTTCATTAAGACTTTCAGACTATGGTATCAAACAACCTAAAACTGTTCTAGTAAGTGATCCTGAAAAATCAGCATTAGCATTTGATAAACTAGACACAGACTTTCCTATTATAATGAAAACTTTAAGAGGATCAAAAGGTGTTGGTGTATTGTTTGTTGAGTCAGAAAAATCATTAGACAGTATTGTACAATTAATTAATAAACAAGACGAAGATACTGATTTACTTTTACAAGAATATATCAAAAATGATTATGATGTTAGAGTATTAGTATTAGGTGGTAAGGTACTTGCTACAATGAAACGGCCTGTAATTGAAGGCGACTTTAGAAGTAATGTATCTTTAGGTTCTAAACCAGAAAAAATTAAACTCACAGAACTAGAAATAGAAGCAAGTTTATTAGCTGCAAAAGCAGTTAATGGAGTATGGACTGCTGTTGATTTTATACCAAGTAAGAATAGAGAAAAGGATGCTCCATTTATTATTGAAGTAAACTCATCTCCAGGTACAGAAGGTATAGAAGAAGCGAGTGGGCAAAATATTAGTAAAGAGATTATTAATTTCTTTGCAGATAAAAAGAATTGGGTTAAAGTACCTAGTGAGTGTGGTTATAAAGAAGTAATTAAAATTAAACCTTTTGGTGATCTAGTTGCTAAATTTGATACAGGTAATTCAGGTATGCCAGTTATTCATGCTGAAAATATAAAAGTTATTGGCAAACAAGTCAAATGGACTTTATTAGACAAAACTATTACAAGTGATATAATTCGTAAAGAAGAAATTTCAGTAGGTGGTTTAAGAGATTATGACGAAGAAAGATATGTAATTAAATTAGATGTAGAATTTTTAGGTGGTATATATGAAACTGAATTTACTTTAGATAATCGAAAAGACAGAACTCTAATACTACTTGATAGAGAATTTATGAGTAGAGTAAATGTAATGGTAAATCCAGACAGAAAATATGTAGTGACAACAAAATATACTTTAGAATAGATGCTTTACATTCTATTTTAAATATGTTATAATATTATATAATGAAAAGGAGTGAACAATGGCACAAAATCATCAAATAAACAATCCACTATACAAAGCATTAGAGGCACAATATAAGGCTGAAATTGCAGCTGCAACAGCAACGTTAATAATTTATTTTGACAATCCAGTAGCAATAGGAGAACACCCTCAGCACTTAGTTGAAATGGATAAATTACTATCATTGACATCTAAAGCAGATGAAAATCTAACAACACTAAACAAACATTTTAATAATAAACAAATATAATAATTAATGAAATTCTATACTTCAGTATTGCCTTATCGTGGCAGACTATTGGTCCGTGGTGTTAATCACGATGGTAGTCATAAGAAGTATAGAATTAATTATAAACCATCTCTATTCATACCATCAGGTAAAGAATCAAAATACAAAACACTAGACGGTCGTAATGTAGGCAAGGTTACTTTTGAAAGTATGCCTGAGGCTAGAAAGTGGATTGAGCAATATAAAGATGTTGCTAACTTTGAATACTTTGGTAATACAAGATATCAATATCCATTTATTGCAGATCAATTTCCTGGCGATGTTAAATGGGATATCAAACAAATAAGAATACTCTCAATTGATATTGAGTGTGAAAGTGAAAATGGTTTTCCTAATTCAGATGAGGCAACTGAGCCTTTAATTTCTATTACAGTAAAAGAACATACTACAAAAAAGATAATTGTTTTTGGTATGAATAACTTTGTTAATGATAGAGATGATGTAACCTTTGTTAAGTGTGCTACTGAACAAGCACTTATTGAAAAGTTTTTAGAATTTTGGTTAGATTATAATCCTGATATTATCACAGGATGGAATGTTAAATTTTTTGACATACCTTTCTTAATGAATAGATTTAGAAGATTAATGGGTGATGAATATATCTTACAGTTTAGTCCTTGGAATGTAGTTTCACAACAAAGTGCTAGAGTGACAGCAAAAGGTTTTAATAAAGAACAAAACTATTGGGATATCATGGGTGTTTCTGTATTAGATTATCTTGATCTATATCGTAAACATACCTTTGTTAGACGTGAGAGTTATAAACTAGATTACATAGGTCAAGTAGAACTAGGTGAAAACAAACATGAGAATCCTTATGATACATTTAAAGAGTTTTATCAAAAAGATTATCAAAAATTTATAGAATATAATATCCAAGACGTAGAACTTGTTGATAAACTAGAAGACAAAATGAAATTGATTGAGTTGCATTTGACTATGGCTTATGAAGCGAAAGTTAATTATCAAGATTGTTTTGGTCAAGTCCGTATGTGGGATACTATTATATTCAATCATTTAAAATCTAAAAATATTGTTGCACCAGCTGTTATAGAATCTAAAGAGTCAAGAGGTTATGAAGGTGCATATGTAAAAGATCCTGTTGTAGGTTTTCACAACTGGATAGTAAGTTTCGATTTGAATAGTTTGTATCCGCATTTAATTATGCAATACAATATCTCTCCTGAAACAATGGTAGGTTATGATTCTAACCTAGTTAATGTAGAGAATATGTTAAATCAAAAATCCGATTTGTCTGGTCTAGAAATGAGAACCATAACTCCCAATGGTGCTCAATTCAGAACAGACAAGCAAGGATTTCTTCCTGAATTGATGGACAAGTTATACAAAGAACGAGTTATCTATAAAGACAAAATGACTAAAGCAAAAGCATTGTATCAAGAAACTGGTGATGAAAGATTAAAAAATGAAATTTCTAAAAATTACAATATTCAATTGTCAAGAAAAATTGCTTTAAATAGTGCTTATGGTGCTATTGGTAATCAATACTTTAGATACTTTGATGTAAGACAGGCTGAAGGTATTACAATGGCAGGTCAATTAACCATTAGATGGATTGAACGTGATGTGAATATTTATTTAAACAAACTATTAAAAACAAAAGATCATGTTTATGTTGTTGCTTCTGATACAGATTCAATTTACATTAAACTAGGTGGTATGGTTGATAAAATATTTAAAGATAAATCTGATAACAAAAAGATTGTAAAAGTATTAGATAAGTTTTGTAATGAAAAACTACAAACATTTATCAATTCAAGTTTTACTAAACTGGCAAAGTATGTTAATGCATATGATCAAAAAATGATTATGAAACGAGAAGTAATTGCCAACAAAGGTATATGGACTGCTAAGAAAAGATATATTTTAAATGTGTTTAATGAAGATGGTATTAATTTAAAAGAACCTAAACTAAAGATCATGGGTATTGAAGCTGTTAAGTCTTCAACTCCTGCACCTTGTCGTATAAAGATTAGAGAGGCATTGAAAGTTATAATGAATAAAGATGAAACAGCATTGATTGAATTTATAGAAAATTTTAGAACACACTTTAAGAAGTTACCACCTGAAGATATTGCTTATCCTAGAAGTTGTAATAATCTTAAAAAGTATAGCTCTACAAAAGACATATATCAGAAGTCAACACCTATTCATGTGAGAGGTGCTTTACTTTATAATAATCAATTGAAGAAACATAAACTAGTAAAATATGAAACAATACAAGATGGTGATAAGGTTAAGTTTATTGCATTGAAAGAACCTAATCCTTTAAGAGAAAATGTAATATCTTTCTCAACTCAATTACCGAAAGAATTTAAACTACATCAATATATTGATTATGATGATATGTTTACAAAGTCA